AATCATTTCAACAAGTCCACCCTTGGCTTTGTGGGTTTTGTATGGTTCTAGCATTTCTTCAGTAATTTTAATAGCAAAAGATGGTGTTGTATTTTTATTATCGGGAACACGCAAAGTTTCTATTCTGTAGTTTGGGTTCGATTGACTTAATCTTGTGGCTTGCTCTTGACTTGTAAGTGTGGCCACCATGTTACCATTTTGATCTCTAACTATAAAAACATCCTTGCCTCCTGATTTAGTCTGCACATTAAGCACCATAAATTCTGAGTTGTTCGATTTTGCTTGAGATTTTAATATTTTTTCTATTGTCGATGTATAGTGTTTACCGTCTGGGGTTACTGCATTTGGCCCACCATAAAACTCTGACATGCCAATACCTTTATACTCAGAGCCAACAAATTCACCTCTTCCTGAAAAAATATCTATCTGTCTTTTCTTGTCCGCTGCTCTTACATCCATTGGTGTGGATGAATCACCTTTGAAATTATATCTGTCTATAACAAATTTATCAGGTGTGACTGCGTAGTAATCAGGCACATTCTCTTCTTTCAATACAAATTTTCTATATGCCAGCTCAAATAAATCTTTTTTAATTAATGCATCGGCCCACTCTTCTCTTTTCTTAAATGGCAAATCAGGAAACAAACCATCGTATGTGCTGACGTCCATTTCAATTAAATCATTAATCATGGTATCAATGTTATCTATTAAATCATTTTTGAGTCTAGCGACGCTTTCATCAGATATCTCTCTGGTCTCAATATATCTGTTAATTATTTCATCTATCTCTGCATCTAGCTTGTTTAAGTTTTCTGCGAATACGTTTACCTCTGCATCAGATTTTGCTAGTGGTCTAAATACCGATTTGTGTTCTTCAAAAAAGGCTAATGCTTCATTACCTATTCTGTCAAGCTCAGGTAGCGTGGTTGACTCTCTACCTTCGTCTGCTATTTTTCTAAGTGTTGCGAGAAGCTTTTGTTTTCTACCAGCTGCTGCTTGCATAATATCTGATTGTATCTCATCGGCGAATGCCA